TTTTCCTCTCTTTCTGCCCGTAGGCTTGTTATTTAAAAGAGCCGGCTACACAACACACGGTCATGTAATCGGCTCTTAGGTTCTTGATTTTATTATATTTCTACATAGGTTTCCTTTTGTGCCAAGTTGTCCGCTTTGTTCGTAAAACAGCAGTTTAGGAAAATATCAAAAGCAAGACGGTGTTTATATGGCGGCGATAAAACCCTATGATTCTCTTATGGTAACCATAAAATTTAATAAGCAATATATAGACACACCGATATGCTCTTTAACACCAAAACAATTCGGATTCGAAATGTCTATATATGATGTCGAATACAATAACTATGGCATTGTGTTTACTATTAAAAACGATTATAAAGAAGAACTTACATTTTCCGTTATTTGGCAAGCGTTCGGGAAAATACTATAGATTAGTACAATCCGCTTAACACAGCCTGTGTAAGTCTGGTACCAACATATAATGCGGCATGTGTATTGTCTGCATAACGGCATAGAACGCAATATTCAACGTTTTGCCAGGCGTTTGCCCAAACACCAAATGTTCTTTGATACGTATTGCAATCTTTAAAAAAATCATACGCAATAATATTACTTGCTATTTCAGAATAATTCTCATCTCTAACTTGAAGTTGGAGAAATTTATATTTTGTTAAATCAGCTGTTTGATATATTGTCCACGTAGCATTATTATTCAGTGAGGAAATGAGAACATCATGCTTACCTTTAAAACTATCATTTAAACCGTCGTTTAACGATGATATCGCTCCCGTGCATGTCCCATTTCCAATTTTAGAAATATCCGTCGTTCCAAGCATCTTATAGAGATACCGCACATTCTTGAACATCTGTGACACCTTTTTTAAAATAGAAGAATGTTTTTCGCCACTTGATAATTTTGATACGCTTGTCCATGCTGACGCTGATCCGTCTGCCACATCACTACTCGTAAAAGTTGCTGTATTCTCTGCTGTATCTCCACCAGTTGCCACTGCACCGACGTTTTCTGCCGTAAGCACTACATTTCCACGGCGAAAAGAATCTTCTTTGACACCTTTAATTCCGGTTACCGGAGTTCCGGCAAGCACGTCCCACTTTTCATCTGATGTTTTATAAATATTGGCACCTGCCGGAATTACATTCCCGGCTCCCTCTTTAAAATCATCCATGGTTGTAAATTCGTCTGAAATATTGAACATCCACCCTGTGCTAACATCCGCAAGTGCCGGAAGATCTGCAAATGCAACTGTTCCGTGTGGCTGCAATCCACCTTTAAGTCCTTCTGATACATCTTTTGCCTGCTGATAGTAATACTTGGCATTGTCAGAATCCTCGCCCTCTCTGCTTCCTGTACCACCAACAGCATAACTCTGTGCTTTGGTTGCACTATCTGCTGCAGATTCGGCTTTACCGATGATCTCTGTTGCTTTCTGCGTTGCGATTGTGGCTTTATCTATGGCGGTACTGGCGGACTGGCTGGCAGATGCCGCTTCACTTGTGGCTGTGGCTGCAGACTGACTGGCGGATGTCTCACTGGCTTTTGCGTTAGTCTCGGATATTGCTGCCGCCGTGGCTGACTTCGCCGCTGCTGTCTCTGACGCTTTGGCATTGGTTTCGGATGTTTTTGCCGCTGTTTCACTGGCTTTTGCGGCATTCTCACTTGCTTTGGCGTTTATTTCAGACATTGCCGCTGCCTGCTGGCTTGACTCTGCCTTTGCTACTTCCACCTTAATTTTTGCAAGATAGTTTGGCTCCAAGTGTTTTTCCTCGATGCTACCCTCTTTGACGATGGCAGACACTTTTCCATCCTTATCAATATAAAAAGCTACCGTATCAGAATCAAGGAACTCATACTGTGTAATCAGTGCCGACAGGTCTATGTACTGCTTCGTACCATCGATCAGAGTCAAAATAATCTGCTGTGTAGTCGGGTTATAATCGAAGTTAATCGCGATCTTCTCCATCTGCGTGTCGATTGTAATCTTGGATCCGTTCTTTTTCGTGATTGTGATAATTCCCGTCGACTCCTCGAACGTCACATCCGCAACAAGGGTTGCCACTTCCGCCTTGGTTGCTTTTGTGGTATCGAGAGTGATTACACGATCATCAATGATATCAATCGAGCCATCCATTTTATTGAGGTTTCTTTCATTGACCGGTGTTTCATCACTCGGATAATTCTCCCAATTAATAGCACTATGCGCTTTATTCATGATCCTCACTCTCCCTTTCCTTTGCAAGCTTCATCTGTTCCCGTTCTACTGTAACCTGTCGGTTTGCTTCTTCCTTGATCTGCTGCAGAATATCCTTAAATACCAGGTACTTAGCTTCGATTGGAACATCCTCACACAAATTTGCATAATTTATAATGTCGTTTTCAAATTCCCGGATTTTTGCATTTATCATAGATTTTCCACCTTTTCCTTTAACTGTTCTATCTCGTCATGCTGCAACTGCACTGTGGCAACCAGATCAGCAATCAGTTCCGTATATTTCAGTCCGTAATACTTTTTCCCATTGCTGTCTGAAAACGTTTTTGGACAAATATTCCACCCTTTTTCCGCTTTTTTCAAAACATCCTGTGCAATAAATCCATGATGGAACCCATCTTTTTCGAAATTATAACGATACGATTTTGCACTTAAAGAATAAATAAACTCCGATGATCGTTTTTTGTCCAAGTCTGAAATTGTATTTTTCATTCTTTTATCTGAGCCGTCAATCACACCCCCTCTAAATCCAGCAACACCGGTATCCCCATCCAGATTAATCATGCAGTGGTCCGTGTCTGTTCCGCCCTTATTTAGTGAGATATGATTATATTGAACGACACATTGATGGTTTGGACTTTCAAGCGTTCCTTCCACTGTTCGAAATCCATCCGTTCCCATCTGTACAAGTGTTCCACTGCGTTTAAATTCAATAAGGTTTTCTACAGACTCTTCCGCTTGAATATGCATATATCCCCCGGTCATTTCCATAGAACCTTTTAATTCAAGCAGTTTTGCTTTAATTTTGATACCCTCGGCTGACTGGTTGATTTCTGAAATGACGCTGTCTCTTGTAACTTTGCTTTCGATCCCCTTTGATGTCTGCGTAATCGCACTGGACATATTGGATGAAAGCTGCTTAAGCGTGGTTATCAATGTCCATTTATATTTACCGCTGTTAATTCCGCCATCCGGATCGCAGCCATACAATTTTCCACTATCCTGATCTAAAAAACTGCGTCCATTATATTTGGATGATGCAGGGTAAGTATCTTGGGGTTTTCCAAAACCATAATAATTAATATCATAGCCATCAATATTCCATGCCTTCAACGAAGCACTGACTTCTGACCGTATCTTAGTTGCAGTTACCTCTATCTTTCCGGACAAATCGCCCTCTGCTTTGCTTGCTCTCGTAACTTCCGCTGTAATCTTGTCCTCATTAATTTTAATAGCTGCTGCAAGTTCAACTTCCTGTCCCTGTGCTCTTTTTACTTCTGCTGTAATGCTGTCCGCATTTTGCGTGATTCTCGATGATAAACCATCCGTTGTATTTTTAACTTCTGTGCGAATTTCGGTTGCAGTTTGCGTGATCTGTGACTGCAATCCCTCTTTGACATCCGTTATCGTGCTCTGTGTCTTTTCAATGGTTCGCTCCAGCACATTGCTCTTGCCTTTGAGTTTCAAAATGCTTTTCTGTATTCCATTTGCACCGTTGGTTCGGTACTCTTCCCCGTCCGCTTCCAGATCATCACGCAAGGCCTGTATGCCTTTCAAAGTTCTTTTCAAAATATAGGACTCGATCAGTTCATATCTGGTCGGCAACCGCACCGCATCCCCAACCTCAAGACACGGGTTTCCTTTGCAGTCTGCCGTAAATGGGCGGTAAACAATCCCTCTGATCTTGGAAAGAATATTTTTTGCAATGCCTTTCAGTTCTTTTGTGCCTTTTCCATAGACAAGAAAATTATCCTCGATCACATAAGCATTGTCTCCAGTACCTACGATCACGCCGATATCATTCTTCTGCTCCCGGATCTGTAACTTATTGATTGTTTTAACAAGAAAATCTTCATACTCAGCCGTTATATATAAATCCTTCCCGATACGGTTGCTTTTCGGATCTCTTGGGAACAAATCATCTGCCGGATAAAGATCGTTTCTCGGATAAAGTCCCTGTATATTCTGCTCCAGATATATATAATGAAACTTCCCGTCGCGCCCCATATGCCCCATACAGCCATTGATCTCACAAATACAGGACAACACTTCTTTGCCGCTCATAGATTCGCCTATGGTGCTCGATTCCTCTGTATCAGAACTTGTCTCACTGGATGGCGTGACCGCAACTGTTTTTTCAATAGACATGTTGTCATTGATAAGATCAATGACAGCCTGCTCAATCCCGAAGTGCTTAAAAAAGCTGTCCCGGAATTGCTTCATTGTGACCGGATCATAAACTGTAACAGTCGTAGTTTTTCCATCTTTATCTTTCTGCTGCTCTTTATGGGATGGAAAGACAGTGTTATACCATGCTGCCACATCTGCATTTAAAATGTCATAAAGGGCATCATATGCCACTACATCTCGGTATTTTCTGTCAGCAGTCGGCGTATCGGAATAACCTTTGAATCTTCCTATCAAAAAGGGTTGATCTGTGTGCCCGTCAATTATCATCCTGATGGTCATCCATCTCCCTTTCATTGGAAGAAAAATATTTGATACCTTGAATTTTACAGATCCGGCTTCGACAGCACCAAAAGTCAATTCAGACTGTGAACACAGGCTTTCTGTTAATTCAAACTCTTCCTCATGAAATTCTGTATTTGTGATATGGATTTTCCCATCATCGGAAATAATTTCAAGCTGGACATCAACGCTATTCTGTTTAAATAAATCAGCATATTTAAAATCAATCATCCAATTACACCTCCATATCCGATAAATGCCAGCCGGAATGATCCATACTGGACCGTCCATTCATCTGCATAATCTATCTGATACTCCACGTCGGGCATATAGCAGTACATCGTTACATAATTACCGATTTCTGGCATCCATGCGGTAACAAGCGATTTCTTTTCGATTGCATGGGAATATTGGGATCTGATGTTATCCATCAGTGCACGCAATGCTTTCTCATCTATATCTCCCGGCGTTTCCCATTCTGTTTTAATTGAGACATTGCTCAATGCCTCCCGGTGCAGTATCCCGTTCGCATCCCGATAAGAATCAAGATCCTGTCCCTTGATCCCACATTTATACTTCTTTGCCTCTATGTACCGGAAAGGAACTGTGTAATTGCCTACTTTTATTAAAAATCCGCTGTATGCCATTTATACGCTCCTCTCCTAAAAGTCAAATGCCGGACTTCCGGTTCTCCGGTAATAGTCGTTTGCCTCTTCCTTTACAATTTTGAAAATCTTTCCTTCGTCCGCTACGATCCGCACCGTCTGCACGCCTTTCATCTCACTTGCAATCATTTCTGCAAGCGGCTTCATGTAAGACAGGTTATTTTCGAGCGGAAGTACTGCTTCGCGTCCTGCTTCTCCGATGTTTGCGAGAGTGCTGCCGGTTGTGATACCGCCGTTGGCAAGACGTGGGAGATTTACATTTGGAATTGTCGGGATGCTAGGATGCCATGAGCCTCCTCCTAAGAAATCCGGAACATCAAAACCGATACTATTAAATCCGTTCGTTAATGTGTTAATTCCATCAATGATTTTATTTACCATTGTTTCTATAATTTTTATAATTCCATTTGCTCCATCTTTAACGAAATCTCTTGCAGCATTCCATGCCCCCTTCCAATCTCCATTAATAAGTGCTGTGACAATTTTTATAAGATTTTCTGCATTTTTCAGCACGAAACTAATGCAATCTAAAATGATATCAACTGCTGCTGAAACAAATCCACTTACTTTTTTTGCAATGTCAGATACTTTCGGTGCAAGAGTATTCATTAGCCATATGATGAGAGGCTTTAACACTACTTCCCATAAAGTTTTTATCAAATCTATGACCGCCCCTAATAATCCCATCAAATTGTCTATAACAGGTTTTAGATGCTGTTCATACGTTTCAGTTACTAATTTCGCAATATAATTCAGTACTGGTTGAATATATTCATCCCATAACTTCAACGCTTCTGCCATTATCTCTGATAATCCGTCTCTTACGGAATCGAAAAAAGGTTTTAAATGCTCATCATATAAAGCTGTAAGTCCATCTGTTATTTGTCTTACAATATCACTCAGAACACCTGTTATCTGCTGGATAAATCCAAGTAGATTATTCAAAGTGTTCTTAATACTCTCGCTATTATCTGAAATTGGCGTTACGAGAATATCTAACATGTCTCTGACAAACTTTAAAGCAGTTTCCGTAATAAAAGAAAATGCATCAGCAAATATCTGTATTAGATCCGCCGTAATTTGCTGTCCATTTTCATCTCCAAATACAGAAAAAATATCTGCAATTGTTTCAAATGCTTCAGCTATGAGTGTTGTAATGTCGGATGATATGTTAAAACAATTAATCAAAAACTGTTTTATTCTTCCAGAGTTTTCTTCAAGATAGCTATTTAATCCCCCTAAAAAGTTTTCTGCAATAGTTGTTCCAATACTGATTACAGACGCACTAATACTGCCAAGAGACGTTACAACGGTCTGTGCAAAATTATCTGCTGCGCTCAATACACTTTTGTCAGCAAAAATATCAACAAGCGATTTTCTTATACCCTCTAAACTTTTTTTAATGTTTTCAACCTGTGAGTCAACATCTAAATTATTCCAAGAAGTTTGAAACCCATTAATAAAATCATCTTTTAACTTTTTAAGATAGTCGAAAAACTTCTTATACTTACCTTCAAGCTGATCTATAACACTCTCCTGAGTTGACGTATCAAATGGTTTTATTTCCGTTCCACCGGTGCCACCAGATCCACCAGACCCACTGCCAGACGTCTGATTTTTCGATATAACATTCAATTCATCAAAGGAAGCAAGCGCGCCTTTTGCCTTCTTTGCAGCGTTCGATACAGAGTTTGCATAGTCATCCATAGAATCTGCTGCATCAGAATATCCATCAGCAACATCTTCCGCAGCCGACGCCGTTGTACTCATCTGCTGCATTTGAATGCCAAATATTTTTGACATAATCGCACTGATTGTATTTGCAACATTAATAAGGGCAGCAACAATTTTATTTAAAAATTGGACAACCGGTGTTAATACTGTAATCAGTCCATTTCCAATGATACCCATGAATTCTTTCCACTGTTCAGACAAAATTCTTGTCTGATTCGCCCAGGAATCCTGCGTATCTATAAAATCATCACCTATATAGGATAACTGGCTCATAACATACTGATAACGAAGCATTACTTTCTCTGACTGTGACATTGCAGAATACGATTTTGTTATTCCCTGTTCAAGTGCAAACTGTTTCAAGTTTACCTCGGTCATGACAACGCCATACTGCTTGAGAGTTTCTGTTTCCCCTGTATATATGGATTTCAAGGCAATACTTGCCAGATCCTGTGATACATTGAAAAAGGATGCCATATTAGCAGTCAACTTTGTGAGTTCCAGAGCCATATTCTTAGCATCCTCAGAACTCGTAAGCATTGACTTTCCCATACTCATAAAAGTTGATCCAGTCTGATATGCCATTAATCTACTCATTCCAAGGTTCTTGATAGCAGATTCTGCCAATGCATCCATTTCACCGCGCATATTACCAAATGCTTTATTCACAACGTTGTCAACTTCTGTTAAGTCAGATGCAAGTTCAATCGCTTCTTTTCCGAATCTTATAAATGCAGTAGCTGATATAGCAAGTCCTAATGTTTTTGCAATTCTTCCAATACTAGACACAATAGAGTTTATTCCTGCATTGAACTCATTTGTGTTAATTCTTGTATTGATTCTGATTTCTCCATCATACCCACCAGCCATATGCAATCCTTACTCCCTAAACTAATCCCAGTTCCTTTTCTGCTTTCTTCTTTGCTCTGATCTCTGCCATCATCTGATCGTATTCGTCAATCTTTGCTTTTTCATCCTCGGTATACTCTTTCTTTTCTTCCGGCTGTTCTAAGACATACATTTCCTGTGCTTCCTTAATCGCCTGTCTCTCTTCTTTTCCCATCTTGGATGTGATTTTCTTCCTGCGGATCTCTATAACCTGTTGGAATGATGACTGCTTATAAGGCATGTTCCAGAGCAGACCATTGAACATCCACCAGTGCATTTCATCTAGTGAAAGATCAATCCCGTATATCTGCCGGAAGTCTGCATAAATACGCCACTGGTCAATGTCGTAATCTACCAGTCTGCGGTTATCTTTTGATGATCCCGGTTTGTCATGGAACCAGCCATTTAGAAACCACTCTACACACTGACGAAGATCATCCCCGTCCGGGTGTTCCCGTTCATCGAACAGCAGATAGATCAGTGCATCACTCTTCTCATACTCATTCAGTTCTTTGTCATACTGCACAAGGAATACCTGTATGCCGATACGAAATGATGTATTGACCTTGTACCCGTTCCATTCCTCAGGCAGCGGATCAAGCATGACGTTAATCATGCCCGTGCTCCTTTTCTGCCGGAGTTATAGCGTTTTCTGGTCATCTCGTAACGCTTGCCGAAGAGCTTATTCATGACTGGGATGATTTTCTCGACAAATTCCACCAGTGCCGTCTCGTCCGGCGTGAAATCTCCATACACGTTCTTTACCGTATCTTCCCCAAACAGACTGTCGATCTCTGCTGCAATCTGTTTCAGGTACTTCACCCGGATTCTGTTTGCCTGTAAAACCGACTCAACATCAACGTTGTCAGAATCTACCTCATCCTGTGCATGTTCTTTCTTCCATGCTGCCGCCTCTTTCTCACAGTTCTCGGAGATTCTTTCCAGTTTGTTGATGACCTGTCCGAATTGCTCGGCTGTGTCGGCATCTGCGACATTGATGCTCAACACGGTAATGACATCCCCGTCCTCATTTTTAATTGCAATTTTTCTGACACCACTGTCTAATACTAATTCTTCCATAAATTACCACCCTTTCAGAAATCGGGCAGGACTGAAAGGAACCCACCCGATTATGCTAATTTTTGATTAACACCGTTTATTATTTTCCTGATGTACCAGACGCTTTCGCCGCCCATGTAAATGTGCCATCACCGGCGATCGTGATCGTTCCAAGTTCTACCGCACCATTTCCGTTGATCTGAATCGAAGATGTCAGCGTATCGCCGCCGGAGCCGCCTGTGCTTGACGGGCACACCGTAACCGGGACGCGGATGCAATCGCCTGTATTTTTTGTGATGTCTGTTTTGTAATATCTGTAATAATATGTCTCACACTGCTTTCCAGTCGGGAACATTTTGAACATCGTGTCGATTGCAGTCTGCATATCATCAGACATGTAATCACGCTCCGGTGTTGTCGAAAACTCATATCCCTTTACCGTGTTATTTGCGTTTTTCATGTTGACGTACTGGGTTGACTCTGTATTCGGTCCCCAGTCCTCTGTGATCTCTTTGTAGCCATCGCCCATCTCTACGATCTTGGCTGTGCTGCCGATGAGAGTACCAATATCAAGTAATGACACCATGTTGGTACGATCTTCTGCGAAAAACTGTAAGTTTGTTTTCATGTATCTTCCTCCTGTTATTTTTTATAAAAATACTTCAGCTGTATATTAATGGCATACACAACCGTTTTTTCATCCTGCTCGCCACAATATACCGGGGATGTCCTCGTAATTGACTGTAATGTCAGATGTGGATCTTTAAACTCAATTCCGCTCTCTTCCATCCATGCCGCAAGATTATTCAACATCTCCTGTGCTTCAATGCTCGCCCTGTTGGTAGTCGGTGAACACTTATAAAGTATCTGAAAAGGCATCTGCGCCACATAGCTGCCACTGACATACTTTTTCAGATATACTGCCCCCTGTATGGGGAATAATCCAATAGATCTATCCGCCTTGATGGAGTTCCATCTTATCGTCGTATTGTCAGCCTTAAACAGCTTGGGATAGTCCGGGTATGCCAGAGCAAGTGCAAGAATGCCTTTCTGTGCGTTCTCTGCATCCCGGATGGTAAGTTTTTCTGGTTCTGCCATTTATACGCCTCCTACTTCAAAATGAGGAAGAATATCCTCATATTTGTCGATGTTCGTTACCTTATAGACATCATCAAAATTGTTTCGCATCCATTCGTAAGCGTCCGTTTCCGGCAGATCAACGGCTGCCTGATCTCCCTTAACAAAAAAATCTTCCGTGGAATGAAATGTGATGTAATTCTTCTTTTCATCCTCCGTCAGTGCATCCCACGCTTTCGGCTCCATGTATGTTTTGTTGACATCACCAATACATACAAACAGCTTTGCCGCATCTGCACTGTCCATACCACTCTTGGAGACGTTCGCGCCCTTGGTTTCCACAAGGTCGACACCCTCAAGCAATGTCGGGTAATATGTTTCTTCCTCGGTTTCTGCATTAAATGAGCGGTTGAATAGTGTGACAGTCTTGTTATCAAAGAATCCCATTACAAGCCACGCTCCTTACCGCATTTAACGCACTTCCAAATATGTTTGCGCCGGTAATGATTTCCACCAATATGCACATCAACATATCCATACGGCACCATCTTGTGTTTGCAGAATAATCTTTTCAAAAGCATCATCACACCCCCGCGTATAACAATCCGGTGCCGGATAAGTATTCACACACCGTGTCATAACACAACCGGTTCTGTGCTACCTTATCCCCCAGCACCTTATCAATAAGTGTCTCATTTGTACCAAAGCTGATTGACCGCCCACCAGAAGACATTGACTTGACATTGCCGCCTTTTTCATCACTGGCATGACTGGTCTTGAAATCTATCTGATAGAGCAGATCTGCAAGTGCACAGGTGGCTTTCTGAATCCGTTCGTCAAATTCTGTTCGGGTATCATCGTTGATGTTCCCATAGGTCAGCTGATCCAACTTCATAGATGCTTTATCTTCCCACTTGGGGAAAAGGGATTCCTCGATAGAATCCCCATAGTATTTTTCTTTGTAGAAGTCATATGTGGTGTATCCCATCAGAAATCCCCTTTCTTTATCCTCTGGTAATGATCTGCGCAATGTTGATCGCTCTTGCCGGGAAGTAATCTGGCTTATCAGAAGAGTTGTTCTGTGCAATTTCCCAGTTTGTCCCTGTCTCCAACTGTGCACCGGTCGGAGAGATCACGCCTGTGTTCTTCCACGAAATACCGTATGGAGCAAATACTTTTCTCTGTCTGGTATACAATGTTGTCTCTCCACCGTTCTTCGCCGGATTACGATCCATTTCAGATGCAACCTTTACACCACAGTTGGTATACTCGATTGCTCCGTTGCCAAGAACATAGGTGGTGTATTTTGTATATCCATCCCCCGCACCCTTAGAAGATTCTGCAACTTCCACAGCCGGCATCGTATCGTCAATAAGTACGATCCTGCCGTTTAAGGTAGCAAGCCCCAGATCACGTTCGATACCATCGGCATCTGTATATTTCATGTAATCCAGCAGCTTAAGATTCTCTAGATTTGTAGCGACCACAGAATGCATGATTGCAAGTGAGAAGTTTGCTTTCTTATCTCCCAGTGCTTTCTGCATTGCATTGTTAAGGGTTGTAGGTCCGAAAGTATTTTCTGTTTCTGCAGTAATATCGTAGGTGTGCGCATCTACGAACTTCTTACCCTCTCCGGTACTCATAGAGAACACACCTTTAAGGGTGCTAAGAAGCGTATCCTGATCTACATCATCCCAGAACTCTGCGACCTCTCCGGCTGCTGCGGAATAATCATCCCCCGAAATATCAGATACAAAATCTTTCTCTGTCCATCCCTGCGCCCTGCCGACAACGATACGCCCCATAGTGTAATTGCCGCGCTCTTCTGCTGTAATGTCTGTCTTGCCGTCATAATTTACGGTCTTGCCAGATAAACGCGCCTTAATCAGAGTTGTGATAAAGTTACCGCCCTTCTGGTCTGGCAATAAAGATGCATACTCGCCACGCTCTACGATCGCGCCGCAATGAAGCAGCTCATTTAAACGCAGATTCGGAGTCTCGCGCACTGCCGCATCAAATACTTCACCATTGAAATTTACCAAATCAAATAATGCCATGTGTTATTTCTCCTTCTTTCTGTTCAGATATGGCGTAATGTCCATATCCGGGTTTTTGTTTTTGAGTTTCATAAGTTCAGCCATAGAAAGTTTTGCCCCATCCGGCTGATTAATTGGATTTCCAACAATCTGGCTGCGGTTCTGCTGCGCCTGGAATGTCTTATCATCAATGAGAATGTCCGGCTTATAATTGCCTTTATCATCCTTGACAATGGCGTCAAACAGATCTGAAATACTTTTTCCGCGTGCTTCATCAGAGTTAAGTTTGTCGACCAGCTGCGCTTTGATCGCGTCTGCCGTGATAGCATTAACAAAATGCTTATCAGCAAAGAAATCTGTTACAAGACCATCAAGCCTTGCCCTTTCGTCTTTCTCTGCGCGCTCCTTACGTTCTGCTTCCAGTGTGGTCGTCAGTTCTGCAATCTTCTGATTCAGTGCATCTGCATCCGGTGCGGAATCTCTCATAGTCTGTAATTCCTTTTCAAGAGTTTCCTGCTTTCCTACAAGTTCCTTATTTTTTTCTTCGAGTTCCTGCGTTTTGGAAAGTTTCTTGTCCAATTCCTGCTTAGAATATAATTCCTCGCCCATACTCTTTTTGATGGATTCTTTCTGCTCATCTGTCAGTGACAGACCAATCTTCTCCAATTCGCTGATTACTTTTACCATGTTCCTTACCTCTTTCTTTCCAAGTTTTTACTCCGGTCAGTCCGGCGCGAATGAGTTGCTATTTACTCCATAGCTGGCAATCGGGAAAGCGGGATTCGAACCCACATCTTTTGTTTTTATTCTTCCTGTTGAACTATTTCCCAAAAACAAAAAGAGCCAGCCTCTTAGATTTTTCTAAGAAGTCAGCTCCTTTTAGCTGTTGCACATAGCCATTTCTATGCGCCAATTATCAAATTTTCTTTTTTCTTACTTCATATACCTTGATTCCGTCTTTAGAAGCATGGATCTCTACCGAATTTCCTTTTTTCAACGACTCCACCATCTGTTTCTTTTTTTCGTCGATCATTTTCTCTATGTTTTCCATATCTTTTACCTCATGCCTTAATTGTATCATGAGATTGAAAAAGATTTGTGCCATTTTTTAAGCGCACAAAAAGCACCTGTATTTCAAGGTGCCATGTGCTGTATTACATGAAAGGAGGCTCAGAATGAATAGGTGAAACCCATCTGGCAATATTATAATAACTCATATTGGGATATAATTTGTGCCAAAATAAAAGAATGATATATTGCTTCTAAATATCAAGTCTGCCCTCTCTGATCGCTGCACAAAGCATAGATAATGATTCTGTATAACCCATTACCTTTTGCTTATCTGCTTCGGATGCATCTGATTGCATAAAAGCTTTTACTTCCTCTTCTACCTCGAAATATTCTTCTTTTGTGTATTTTTTCTCGTGCATTTTTGCAATCAATTTATCCGCTTCGCTTGAATTTTCAGTAATCATATATTTTTTATTATACTCTTCTATTTTTTTTATAAGACCTTTAATGTCCGCCATTTCTACCACCTTTCAGCCTTTCAACAAATCCCATAACCTCGTTATAATCTTCAAATGAAGCTCTGACTTGTCTTAGACATTCATCTACCCTATTTTCTAACCATTGATACCGGTCTGGAAGTGGAACGTTAAATATTTCCTTTGCAAACTCCATATCTGTTCCAAATAAAAAACTTTCATTCAGTGTCTGCAAGACTATCGTTTTATCTTCGTAAGCCGGCAAATTTATAATATTCTTTTCCGTGCATATTTGCTGCTTAAGCCATTCAACTGTTGCCTCTTCGATATACTCGTTTGCACTATATACCTCTGGTTTATAATAGCTTGCAGAACAAGAATGGAGCATCTCGTGCCACACTACCCCATCGTCAACCGTATCCACAAGTGAAATATCGCATGACCATTCCTTTCTCCCTAGCGTTTGCTCCTCTATCAGCGTGTTATCAACTTTTATATTTCCACTCCATTTCGACGGTCTGTCAGAGTACTGCGTTATTTCATTCTTTATCTGCTGTGCAGTCTGTTCAAACTCTTCCCTTGTTCTTTTAGTATATCCCACATTCTTCGCTTTTTCCATCGGAACTTTGACAGAATTGCTATAAGCCGTCGCCCTGCCGTTTGCCTTTGACGCCTGTGTCCTCTTAAATCCGGCTACCTTTATTCTATCAGCCTGTGTCTGCAATCCATTATCCGCACAGAATTGCTTATACTGTTGATTCTGTATCCGCAGTTTATAAGCAAGTTTATCATATTGTGGCTGCAACATATCTTTTACATCAGTCTCTGCTATGCCGCTTAACTCTGCCTGTTTTGCCAGCAATTCGCGCTTGGTCTGCCGAATAGCACGCTCCATTGATCTCTGCTGCTGTTGTTTCTCATACAATTCCTGGCTCTCGTGCACATTAATTTTAGGATTTCCATCTGCATCAACATAAGGATTTCGCAGAGACTTATCCCACGGCTTATGGGAATGCCTGCAATTATATCCATGCAGTCCAAGAGGATCTACAACTCTTCCCTGTCCTGTCTTTGGATCTATGGTGTATCCGGTTGCATCTAACAGATTTGGTGTGTCTTTATCACTCCCGACGATTTTATATACTTTTCCCTGCCAATGATCGTGTGATGGTATTCCATCCGGGAACTTTTTGCTATGCCGTGCTCCCATATGTGCCGATACAAGAACATACTCTATTCCTTTTTGCGCTATGTATTGATTAGTTACCTGAGCAGCCGTCTGATTCATAGAAGTAACAACACAACAACGCACTGCCGCTTCTAAAGAACGCCTGGCACCCGTTGGATAATCAATCACAACGCCGCTCTGTGCATATCTGTCAAGCACTTCACATATTGCACTGCTATACGACTGCATACCAGATGCCACACGATAATCTACCTCATTCAGCATATTGAGTAAATCTCTCTGCGTCTGCAACATAGTTGTGCGTGTAAGATTATTCAATTCTCCGAATGTTTTCATCATTTCGGCATTCATTGCCATGATGGCTGCATTATTTTGCAAAGGTGTTTGAATATCTCCAAGCCGTTTTAAAACCTCTGCATCATCAGAGAATGATGTCATAACACTATCACGCAATAAACGCCGCACTTCGTCCCTGCTCTTTCCTGTCATTTTTGAAATCCTTTTTACAATTTCAGTATGATGCAATCCCATCTGCTGGAGTTTCCAAAGTTCCCGATCAGTAGTGCCAGACATTTCCCCGGATTTTATCAAACGCATTGCTATATCACTGATAATCCAATCTTCCAGTTCCTGATACATTTCTATCAGTTTATCTGATTTTCCGTAAAAATAATCCGGCGTTAACATTATCCTCTTCCTACCTCTCTCTTAACCAAATCAACCCATTCCTGACCATGTGTTTCCTTCGCTCTCTCAAACCAATGATCCGTAGCTTTCGGATGCCCGTTCGCATCGTAGTGCAATGGCCTGCCAGTTGGATATTTCTTTTCTCCGCTGTGCGCCCATGATCTTCCATCCTCTGTCAGATACAATTCTCCCATATACTGATAATGCGCATATGGCACATTCGTCTCAATCAATCCGGGTTCAACAATATTCGTCGCTCCTACCATAAATCCATGTTGAAACGGCATATAGGGAATCATGTCATTCAAGACCTGCATGTCCAGTTTATCCTGTGCGCGTCTAAGATTTCCGTCAATTCTGCTTGTATCAAGCCTTATATTTACGTTTCCAACGGTCCTGTCGTACCTCATTTACATCCCCCATACTGCAATCGCCGCACTTACCATTAAAAATCCCCAGTAAATTGTGTCACATATTTTTTTCTTTTTCCTTGCCTTATCCATTTCTTCTATAAATGAAACACAAAATAAAAGCATGATTATTTTTAGCACCATCTTTATTCCTCCCCGTACAGTCCGCCTTTGTCCTCCCCTGCATTTTCTTCGTCACACTCCGCAAACATCTCATCAATCTCTTTATCATTAAATCCCTCATATTCTTTGAGGTATTTTCGTTTACTGTATACACCATTCATCATAAGCTGATATGCTCTGGTTCGATCCTGTTCAAACGATGCCAGCAGATCCTTAAAATAAAATACATCTTCATCCGCTACACTTTCATCCAGTGCGTTGACGTACCCGCTCGGCATATTAAAAAATACATCGCAGTATTTATCCAGCGCATACACCAGATCTTTAATAGCTGTTTTAAGTGCATTCCGGATATCTGTGATTGTCTCTACAGTCTCACTATCGTCACTCTCAATCTCTGTAGCTGTAGCAATGCCAGTTTTTCGGTCAAGAACAAACTGCCCCTGTGAGAATCCTGCCTTGGTTGATATCATAGATAAAATGGAATTAATATCTGCAACTCTCTGTTCTGTCAACAGTGTTGGTACATGTTCATTAACCGTATTAGAAGCTTCAACCCCCATCCTCAATCCCTTTACAAATCTTGGAAGTTCAAGTCTTTCCTTATCTCCAGTATTCTTATCGCGTTTCATCAATGCATTTTCATCAATAAATGTAATATGCTGTGAATCATCGACCTCATCATCTTTCCTGCTCCACGCTACATCCAGATTGCACAGTTCCTCGATACAATTTGCAAATACTGCCACGCCCTCCGGTGATGTATAGTCAATGGTGTTGTTATACGGCATCTTGAAATACCCAAACAATGGCTTTTCCACATTGGAGATTGTGACTGATTCCGGTATATTCTTCCACTCCGGTACATCTGCCAGTGCAATGCTGCGCCCCAGACTGTCGCTGCCCTTTGATCTGAAAGCCTTATTCTCAATGGTGTATGTTCTTCCAACTCCTTCTCCATCGTCAGAGATCGAAGATGTGAAGTGCTGATACTCCAATCTGGTATAGTAATTATCTCCCTTGATCTGCCGGTCAATAAATATAACCCCAAGGATATCCCCGTTGCTGTTCTTCTCTGTCACTGCAAAGCTGCCTGGCATTACATAGTCGATTGCTCCCGCCGGATTATATGTACCGCTCGGCTTAAAAATAATGCCGCCCGCGCCGCAGGCATCCTCTACCTTATCCCGGATGGACTTCTGGATCATTGCACCAATGCACTGATTGATATAATCCGCCCTGTCGCTGCCACTGATCGTCACATTGAGATCCAGACAGGTCTTTTTGCTGGTGTAATAGCAGAGAAACTTCGCAAAGTTGATCGTGCGCACGTTCTTGCTCATCCAGTACGGTCTACCCTTAATGATGTGCTGCCACTCGATCTGTGCCATCTCCATCAGATCAGAAGAAATAATATCAACATTAAATTCTTTCTCTGCACTTATTTTGAATAAATTCATGATAAACTCCTTTACTCGTGTGAATATGTTCATATGCCACCGCCTTAAATGCCAAGCTGTTTATATACTTCATCTATCTTGTGCCACTGAATAGCAAGCCAATCAACCATTTCCTCATTTTTTGCCCAACCGCCATTATACTGGTTTGAAGAATCTGATAATCCACTCTCGTTCAAAAATGCATGCACAATTTCATGGCGCAACGTCTTTTTCCTGTATGACTTCTGTTCTTCTTCACTCAGGTCAAAGTATTTTTCTTCTGACATATCCGCAACAACAATCAATTTGCTCTCTTCGCCACAATAACCGGCTAAGCTATTTTCTTCCAGATACTTATCCTCTGATACTTTGTGTGTCTCAATTTTGTATTCTGTTCCGAGAACATTAATCTTCATATTCTCCATCGTCCTCTTCCTCCTCATCTTCGTCTATCTCATCATCATAAAGTCCATTGTTGCGGCGACTCTCCATAATCACCCTGTTCAGACCGTAAATCAATGCCATTACACAGTCCTCATCCAGTTCGGGGTAAGCATCCGAAAAGCTGCCATCTGCCAACTGCTCATGCTCCAAGGTTGTAAGCTCATGCGCAAGGTGCGGGCATCGTTCCGGATCAACCACGATCTTGGCGGTCTGCTGTAACCATTCCCAACAGTAATCTCTTCCCTTACCAGAACCCCAACGCTTTTTGGCACCAATCGCATTAAATCCCCAGTCCTGCAACTCTGCAATAGCATCCGGCCGCGCTGAGTCGCATATGATCTCTTCTGTAATGTATTCCTTAATCTTTCGGGCAAATGCGCTGTTCTTGCACCGCTTGGCAAATACCTCCGACACGCAATACAATGTATCTGTGTCTTCGTCATAGTAGGCAACCTCGAATGTTTGCGGGTGCTCAAATCCAAAGTCCAGACCATGATAAAAAAATGGCATATTTTCAATTTCTGCATCCGTGATGGTCCGCTCTTCCACATTATCAAAGATACCGCCGCCGGTACCGGTTACTTCGCCCATATAGTTATTGCGGTAATATAGCGGCTTATGCACCTTGAACCACTCAGCACGTTCGAAGAATCGTTTACCGAGCCACTTCACCGGAACGTTGTAATAATAACTGTGGCAGATCCTTGTCTGTGGCTTTGTTTTACACTCTTCCACATATTGATTCATGAAATTATTCTTACTTTTGGGTGGGTTGAATATCTTGATATCCAACGCTGGCGTATCAGATCTGAGAAATGTATCTTCGATATTATCCATCTGCTCCACGCCTGCCATTTCGTCACATTCTTCATGAATCAGCATTTTTACATATCCAAATGGAACATTAAACGATTTTAAACTGATAGGTTTATCCGCTCCCACAAACATAACCATCTGTCCGGTCGGCTTATACACCGCGCACATAGGAGACTGTTTGAAATCCCAGTTATCCAGATCATTGTACCGGATCACAGTCTTCATGAACTGGTTATAAACAGATCCACGCAAGTCAACCTTGTATCGTCTGGTATATACAATATGTGCCTGTGGATCCTGCCGGATGGTCTCGTATGCCAGGTCTCCCCAGAAGTTGGACTTGATAGAGCCACGACCGCCCTTAGATACAATCTCATGCACATCTACTTCCCCAGCAAATGCTTCATGCACTGTCCGGTAGATTTCCACAAAATCGGAAGTAATGTCTGTGATTGGTATCGTCCACAGAGGTGCTTTCTCCCGCTTTTCTTTCTCCTCCCGTTCAATTCTCTGCTTTTCTGCTATTGTCAGTGCTTTTTCCAGTCCATCCATTGCCTTAAGTTGATCCTTGAACTCCGGTGTATATCCCTCTCCATCCCTCAACATACCTTTTGCTATCATGCTTCTGCGTTCCTGTATTTCTGCAAGACTCATAATGTCACGGTGCTGTTCTTTCTCGATACGCTCCATCTGCTCGGCGATACTTTCCGAAATATTACTTTTCCTTACATTCTCGGATCCTGTGATAGCAGCTCGCGCTTCTGCGTATCCCGCATCCTTTGCTGCTTGCGTAGCGTTTCCACCGTTCTTAATATATTCAGCAGCAAATGCTTCCTGCTTTGGCGTCAACTTCTTCCCGTTTTTCTTATCTTTCGTTCGTTTTGGACGTTCGCTTTCGTTCGCTTTGCAATCCGAACGTTCGTTATCCCAGTCATATGTATTTTTCCATCTGCGGATTGTTCCTTCCGGTTTCCCAAGCTGGTCAGCAATGTCCACCAGCTTCATGCCGTCCTTATACAGTTCATATGCCTCATCAGCTAATGGATTTTTCTTTGCTGCCAACCGATCATCTCCTTTCATGGCAATAAAAAAGGACGTACCGTTATGGTACATCCTTATTGTCGCAAGTGTTCGGAGTCGAACCGAACTCTCCTCTATCAAGGCGTAATCACCAGAGTATACTACGCTTGCTAACAAGAAACACCCCGATCACTCGGAAACCATGCGTTGGTTGACGCCGCTTTTATTTAAGCTACTGTTTCTTGTTTATATGATTGTACCATATACGTTCTACCTTCTCAACCATCTTCTTTTCCTTGGGTAATAATCCAGTTGCTCCTTTGGAATTATCATTTTCGTTATGATTATATCCATGATGCACATGTGGTTTTATCCCTTTATGTGGATGATTGAGATCTATTTGTTTCTTTCTTTTATTCTGCTCATCGTAATATGTAATTTTCAGCAAATCATTCCCTCCCACGGTCACATACACTCTGCCCTCCGTCATCGTTTCAAAAAGTGATTCTGAGTTTCTGGAATTTGCTTTTACAAATTTGACATTCTCATGTTCTAATATCGTATGATACTGACTGCCATACGGATTTTTATTTTCGCTTAATCCACTACTTGCTCCTCTTCCACCCATTCAGTAGCCTTTCAAAGACTTAAATATTTATAGCCATTTTTCTTTGCATATTTAACAGCTTCTTCTCTCGATTTAAAACTACTTCTAACATTTTCTTTTATCTTGATTTGCTTTTCGTGATAATTATCTTCATCATCCCAATGTGACAATACATCTCTGGTACCAGTCATATAGAACACCGTTCCATGTGGTGTATTTTCCTTACTTATGACAACATTTCCACTTAATTTCCCAAATCCGCTAGAGCCACCACGTCCACCAAAAAATTGTAAATCCACTACCACTGCGCCACCTCCACCTCATGCCACTTCTCGCTGAACTGTTTGACATGTACAATATTTCCTTTACACTCATCTGGGACTCTGCCATAAAAAATAATCTGTGTAGGCTGTAATCTCTCTACCATCTCAAGATAGCCATCCAAAAACCGCTGTTTCTTTTCTGTGCTGTTCTGTGTCCCGACAGAAGAGACCGCAACAACACCCTGTGTAGGTTCTCCATCAAAGCACCATTCAAACGACTTCCGATCGCTCCAGCAAATCGTAGGAATAACATTAATTCCATGCATCTGCCAGTACGCGCCGAGCCAGTGCTTACGGTAATGGTTATAGATCTGTAACGACTTTGGAAAATCCGTATACAGACTGAAATCCGGTGTCAGCACATACTTAAACCGTTGCAACATTGCCGTGTACTTATCCGGGTCTGTCCATACTCTGGTAAACTGGTAATCATCCAGGAAGAAATGTACTGCCTTATTCTCCGGTTCTTTTGCGTTCCTCGCATAATTGAATCCGATAAATTCTGCATTATCAAATTGTACAGGCTCTAACTCCGGTATGTCATACTGCCCGACTCCATCAAATAACATCCTCTGTGCATTTTCGTAATTTCTCTGTGTTTTATACATGGCATAGTCCTTTCCTCATATCATAATTATAAGACAGGTCAAGCATGGATTTGTGCCAACTTTATGGCATAATAAAAGAGAGGCTGTTATTCCTCTCTTCCCCATACAATCATATACTGTCCGTTCTTTTCTTCCACCAGATGCGCCATCCTCTGCCGCATAAGCCTCTGCGCTGTGCCCTTTCTCCTGTAAAAACTCCGCCTGCTGATTGGGAGAATGCCGTAATGCGCTTCAAGCATGTCGTAACTGGTCCCAATAATGATTGATTCTGTCAGTTTATCAGCTATGATGCTGTCCACGCTCATGCAGATCTCGTATATTTCTTTTTTATCCACGCACATTCCCCCCCTAAAACTTTCTTTTCCTATTCTTCTCCCCGCCAGATCTTCGGTGTACCATCAGCATTGACCATGACTGTAAAGGCACTACTGGGTTCGTCTCCTCTTAAATACATAACGCCTGTATTCTTGTCTACATAAATACGATATCCCCATCTATTTTCCACCTGCACTATTGTGTCTTCCGTGTTATCCTGTCCCTCGCTGACATTTGCTGTATCACTGCATCCGGCAATCAGGAGTGTTGCGGTTATGATGGCTGTTATAAGTTTCCTTTTCATGATCTACCTCCATCAAGATTTCTTTTTCTCATCATACGGCTCGCCACAGAACGGGCACCGTGACAGTAATACCGGCAGCTTCCGCTCTCTCTTCTTACCTTTTTCTTTTACTGTAAATTCTAAGTACGCTCTTTCGGATATAACCTCGATAGGTGGTAATACCTGTTCGATGTTTTCCATCCCACACATTTTTTCCAATACCTCATCCATGCAATTACACATTGTTTCCCCTCTCTTTCTCAAAGTTCATCGATCATCTTTGAGTACTCGTTATACTGTTCTTCCGTCACATCTGCGACATTGTTCAGGAAAAAATATAAATATCCTTTTGAGTACTCGGCTGACCATAATTTTAATTTGATTTTCTTTTTGGCTATTTCATAATAGAAACCGAAATTCATTATTATATTTTTCATGAGATGACCATTCCTCTCTTCTTGGTTTTGTTATCTGGTTCTAAAATAAACTCATCTGGTTCTCGTCGTACTGATAAATGCGTCCAGTCATGATCCTCCCTAACTGACGCAATCTCTCAACCCGTGGTTTCTGCTTAAGATTTGCCATATAATTATTGTCCACTTTCGGCGGTAGGGATAAATAATATTCCTCCGGTAATGGCAACTGATTTTCTGTACAGGCCTCGCGCATCTTTGACTGATAATAAATGATATGATTCCGTGTCAGATTCATGTTGCAGCCATCCGACCAGAACGGATCATTACACCCGTTCTGATTGATAACTTTCCAGTGTTCTATTTCTCTGCGGATGCACTGGCGGTACTCTTTCACTTTATCTTCTGCTGTCTGTATCATGGCAGCACCTCCACAAAGTTAAGTTTCATCTGTTAAAGTTCAGTTTACATGATTAACGATATCTGTCCGTTTTCAACTTCATAATTCATCCACAGTGTTTCTGTCCTTGCACGTCCTCCCTCTGCTCTGGTATACTTCTGAACCTTATTCCATCCCTGGAGTATATCGTTATACATATCATTGTCATATCCTGATAGAAGAATTTTCCCCGGATGTTTAACCAGAGAATTTAACAATTTTTCATGATCTGCATCCTTCATTTCATGTTTATAAAGATAATTTTTCCGAGTTCCGTGTAAATACGGCGGATCTGCATAAATAAAAACATCTTCTGTATCATATCTTTTTATCAATTCTACGGCCGGCAAATTCTCAATCTGAACACCCTTTAATCTCTCAGTTGCCATTTTCAACGTTTCAGGAAGTTCACTCCACGCTCTGGCTGGATTTGGAGATTTTGTCTGCTGTCCGGATTTAAACCCGTTTTGATACAAATTTCCACATCCGAATCCCATCCAGCATTTAACAGCAAACCTTCTTGCCCGTTCCAACTCATCTTCTGATTTTTCGTAGGCTGCTTTATACTCTGACCTGGAAAATGGTGTAAACTCTATCACCCGTTCCAGTTCTCCACTCCGGTCTCGCAATATTCGAAAGAAATTTACGATTTCTTCATCGATGTCATTCACTGTCTCTATATGACTTCTTTGTTTGTTAAGAAGAACAGCCAAACTACCTGCAAATGGTTCTAAGTAGACATCATGCTTTGGTATATATCCGCATATCCATGTTGCCAGACGATTTTTTGCTCCTGGATACTTTAAAACACTTTTCAATTCGTCACCTTCTTTCATTAAATTTCTAATTTAACTTCTTTAACTCACCGTTAATCATGGCAGCACCTCCACAAAATTTAAGGTTAGGCAAACCGAAGCTGTCCGGTCTGCTCTGCTTCTATCTGCATGTTTGGCATACGTTCCGCTACGCACAGTTCCGAAAGATTTGCTCTGACCAGTGCTGCCGGTATCGGTGGGCATACTGCATTGCCGCATCTACGCACCTGTTCGCTTCTCGGATATGTCTTGCCGGTGTAATCATGGTCGATTATGTAATCGTCCGGAAATCCCTGACATCCATATAACTCCCTTGGCTCTAACATTCTCAGACCAATATCTACGATTTGATAATCGACACCCTCTATCGTAACCAATCCGAATCTATCCCTGGCTGTCACAGTATCAAGCGGCTGTTCTATATCCTGCCCTGTTCCCTGTCCATAGTATTTAATCAGAAACGCTCTGACCTCTCCAAAGTGTCCGTCACCAGCCGTGATCGTTGGTAATGGCTGTCTGATATCTTTTCCGTCACAATGATTGTTCATCTGAATCAGATTCGCAGTAACAACGCTGTTATGATCCCATGCGGTCACTGTCGGAAGCGGATTTTCTACTGTTTCCCCAGCACCTTTATATCCTCCGTCATAGTACTTATGCAGAAACGATGCGACCAGCCCATATCTATTTGAGCTGTCAACTGTCATGATCGGATCTTTTATAGTCTGCCCTCTTACTCCATCTTTTGAAGTTTCTGAATGGTACTGAATCAACGTAGGACTAATAAGACATTGCTGATTGCCAGTTGTAATTGTGTGTATCGGATCTTTGCAATTTCCGCCCGGATGATTTGTCGTATTCGTTCCCATGTATGGTGCAAGCGTTGGTTCAATCAGACAATGCTCATTTTTGCTCACAATCGTTGTAAGCGGCTCTCTAACATCCTTACTTCGGTCTTTTGCAAATCCTGTCTGCCCGATCTGTACCATATATGGCTC